TAGGTTCAGGCCTTGCGAAAGCGGGAGAAAAAGCCAAAGACGCAGTAGAAAAGGCTGGTAAAGCAACCAAAGAAGGCATTGACAAAGTAGTCGAAGATACTATCAACAAGACAGCAAGAAGGCGCAAACTGATTGATGGGTTCAAACATGGAGAACCATACACAGGAGACTAAGAAAGGAAGGGGGATGGTAAAACATCCCCCTTTTTCAGTAACAATAATCCAAAAAATAGAGAATGTGGAAAACTTGAGTTTTCAACACTTTCAACAGGTTTTCAACAACAAGTTGCACAAAGAAATTCGTCATTATGACGAACATTCAACAATTCAACAAGTTTTCAACAAAGTTTTCAACAGGCAAAAAAGCAATAAATAAACGTAGTAACGTTAAAAAAACGAGTTTTCAACACTTTCAACACCACTACTACTACTACTACAACAAGTTAATATATAAAGAAAGCGAGGTGTCAACCGGCACAAGATAGACAAGGAAGCTTGTGCCGGTAACAAAAATGCCATGTACAAAACCATTAATATTTCAGATGGACACGAAAAAACCAAAACTGTGGGGAAGTCTGGAGAACCTATCAAAGCAAGGACTACAAACGGACATCATGGACGGAGTCAAAAAAGGAAAATTCGCATTGCTACCATGCGGTAAATGCGAATACTGTCGAAAACAGATAGCTGACCAATGGGCAACTAGAATAGAGCTAGAAGCCAAAGAATGGGACGATGTAATTTTTCTAACGCTGACTTATGACGATGATCATGTCCCATACGGCGAGATTCTCAAAGGCTACAGAAGCATTCAAAGCCAGACAGTAAGCAAACGAGACGTGCAGCTATTTATAAAACGGCTACGGAAAGCGTACAAGAAACCAATAAAATACTTCCTAGCAGCCGAATACGGCGACAGAACAAAAAGACCACACTACCATGCGATAGTATTTGGACTAAAGCCACCGGATGCACAATGGTACAAAAACCAAAAAGGCAACAGCTATTTTAAAAGCGAGTGGCTAGAAAAAATCTGGGGCAAAGGCATGATAGACTTTTCACCAGCACAACCGGGTAGCTACGCATATGTAGCACAGTACGTCAACAAAAAAGCCATAGGTGCAGAGCAAGCGGCAAAATACTGGATGGAAGGCAGAGAACCAGAGTTCAGGATCATGTCGAAAGGTATCGGCGAAAAATATCTAAACGAACACAAAGATGAAATCTTAAAAACAGATAGCATCATATGCTCAGGAGGACGCGAGAAAAGGCCTCCACGCTATTTTGATAAGATTCTAGATAAAGATACCAGCCAAGACACAGAAAGCTATTTTAAGGCACATTCTGACGAGCTGAGAGAGGTTAGAGCCAGACGCAGACGCAGCGCAATACAAAGTTTGGTCAATCTCGAACAGAACACAAGCGTAGATTACGAAACCTATCTCAACATTCAGAAAGAAAAGGACAAGCTAAAGCAAAAGTGGCGTGAACCGAAAACATAACGCGCACAGCGCTAAAAAGGAAAAATTTATTAAGCCGAGTTCCGCATGCGCTCCACACGGCAAGGCGCTAAAGCGCCTTTCAAACCAAAAAAAATTGACAACAATCAAAAACATGATAAGATAAGGGCAAGAAGCAGCGAAACTCAAGAACCTTGAAAAAAGAATGGGAGAAACAAAAAATGATTAAAAGCTATATCATGGATACAGACGCAAACGAAAAAGTAGGACAACACTTCAAAGTGCGAGAATTCGCTTGCAAAGACGGCTCACAGGTAGTTTTTATAGACAGCTACCTAGTATCAATCCTAGACATCCTCAGAAACCATGTCGGAAAGCCTGTAATCATCAACAGTGGATACCGGACACCGGCAAGGAATAAAGCGGTAGGCGGTGCAAAGTACTCATACCACATGCGAGGAATGGCAGCAGACATCCGGATTAATGGCATGACCGCAAAAGAAATTGCCAACAAACTGAATAAAATCATTCCAGATGAATGCGGCATAATCGTATACGATACATGGGTACATATCGACACGCGCAACAGCAAATACAGAAAGGGGGTATAACAATGAAAGCATGGAATGCACGAGACCAGACCAAAGAAACATTGGAAGAACTAATCACACGAAAATACAAAGAAATTGATGGCAATTACAAAATGCTTAAAAAAGTGTCAAACATCGAAGACGCAAAAAGGCTAATAGATGAAACTTGGCAGATAAAAAGTTTTGTAAAGACCATCGAAATAGAGCTAATCAGAAGGGAGTATAACGATGGCACATAGAAGCGGAGCGGGTCAAGGCGACCAGAAACGTTTTACCCAGACTGCAAAGCGGGTAAAAAACATCAACGTCCGGCCGAAGGTATCGCGGGGCGGTATCCGGCTGTAAACGACACAAACCAAAAAAGAGGTGATTTAATGGCACTGATCAAGGTCAAGGACGTCAAGGAAGCGATCGCGCTGATGATGAGAATCCTTGAAAAGCTCGACGAGATCTACCACGCGCTGAAGAATGCAAGCGAAGACAAAAAGTAAAGGAGAAAAACATGAAACTGAAATTCTACTCATTCCACGATGCATTGACCAACGGCTATTCTCAGCCGTTTCTGCAGAACAACCGAGCACAGGCAGTTAGAACGGCACGATGGAAGGCCAACGAGAGCAAGCCCAGCGAAATTGAAGATATTTCACTCGTGGAGCTGGGCGAGTTCGACACCGAAACCGGCTACATGAGCGAGGCAATGCCTGAACACATCGCACGGCTCATCGACCTGAAGGAGACAGCCAATGTTAAATCCTGATACACTGGTAAGATACTACGGACTACCGACCGAGAGAGTGACAAACAATCCGGGCAGCATGACCGCGCCAACGTGGAAAGCGGTAAAGCGACCGAATGGCACAACCGACTACATCGAGCAGCCGGACGAGAACACATACCAAAAAATCCAGCGAGCCGGCGAAGGCTACGACCTTGCAAGCGCAATCGCACGGCTGGAAGCTGGAGATACCAGCATCAAGGCTAAAAGCATGGTATACACCGAGGGCACCGACCTCGAAAATCTGCCAAAAGACATCATGACAATGCACGAAAAGGCCGAAACGGCAGCCAAAACGCTGGAACAGCTGAAACAGGTGCAGCAGACCGAACAGCCGAAGCCGGAAGAAAAAAAGGAAGAGGTGAAGGAAAACGAACCGAAACAGTGAAAACCATTTTGCGCAAGTGCCGCGGATGGAACGACCGCGAAGCAAATTTGACCGCAGTCACCAGCTCTTGACGACCATCAACGAGGGCGACCTAGTGCCCATCTACTGTGATGAAGTACTTCCGGGTGATACCGCACGTGTACGCCTGAACGGCCTCATCCGTATGAGCACACCTATCTATCCTATCATGGATAACTGCTACATGGACACCTATTTCTTCTTTGTTCCGTGCCGTCTGCTGTGGGAACACTGGGAAAATATGTTCGGCGAAAATGATACCGACTATTGGGCAGAAAAGACCGAATACAGCACGCCGACTTGCACAATCGGCGGCAAAAGCGGCCTTGTAAAAGGCAGCATTGGCGACTACTTCGGACTGCCGACCGGAGTCAAAAACGCAATCAAGGTCAACGCACTTCCAGCACGCGCCTACGCCATGATCTACAATGAGTGGTTCAGAGATGAAAACCTTGAAGCACCGTTAATGCTAGGCTATAAAAAAGACGATGACGGGGGAACTGACCAGACACCCGGCAACGACAACAAAGATTACTACGTAAACAAACCAGACCTAACAACAAACACAAACGAAGCAAGCTTATATGCTCGGTTTCCGGCAAAGGCGGGAAAATTCCACGACTACTTCACCAGCTGTTTACCAAGTCCGCTTAAATCTGACCCAGTGGAAATCAGCCTGACGGGCAATGCGCCGATTAAACTGGGAAATTCCGATGGCACAACGATTCCAAGCCTGGAAACGGGCCGCGGTCCAGAAATGGTTTTAGGCACAGGCACAGCCGCAAGCCAAAGTAGAGCAGGATCATTGGCATACGCAGGAAACTCAAACGATAAAAAAATACAATTCACAGGAGTAATGGACGGCGAAGTTGGAGCGGGCGGTTATATGTTCGCAGACCTTAGCAACGTAAACACAATTAGCATTCAGGACTTGCGCATGGCAATCGCCTTGCAGCACATTTTTGAAGCAGATGCACGCAACGGCACGCGATACCGTGAGTTCCTGTCTGGTACGTGGGGCGTAACAAGTCCGGACAGCCGTCTACAGATTCCTGAGTACATCGGCGGACAGCGCATCGCGATCAATGTGAATCAGGTCGTACAGACGAGCCAGACGGACCCGACAACCAAACAGGCACTGGGCAATACGGCGGCATACAGTCTAACCACATGCAGCAAACAGATGGTAGACTATGCAGCGACCGAATACGGCTATATCATCGGTCTGGCAGTGGTACGAGTGGAGCACAGCTACCAGCAAGGACTCGCGACCAAGTGGACACGTGGCGGGCGATTCACCTACTACGACCCGAGACTTGCAGCCTTGGGCGAACAACCGGTGTATAACCGCGAAATCTATGCACAGGGCACGGCTGAAGATGGTGAAATCTTCGGCTACCAAGAAGCATGGGCGGATTATCGATACAAGCCATCCTATGTAACGGGAGAAATGCGGTCTAACTACCAGACGAGTTTGGACGCATGGCACTATGCAGACGACTATGATAAACTGCCGCATCTCTCGGCAGAGTGGATTCAGGAAGGAACGCAGAACATCGACCGAACAATTGCAGTGACGAGCGAAAAAAGTCACCAGTTCTTGTGTGACTTCTACTTCGACGAAGAATGGTACCGCGAGATGCCTATCTACAGCATTCCCGGCGTCGAAAGAATCTAAGAAAGGAGGAAGCCCCGCAAAAGCGGGGCTATTTTTGAATGGAAACATTGTTAAGCTTTATGCCGTACCTCATGCAAGGACTGAGCATGTTAACAGGCATCATAACGAACAGTAACCAGAGCAGCGCCAAGAACAGCCAAGGAGCCGGCAGCGAGAGCAGCACAGGCAGCGAGAGCACAACGGGCAGTGTAACAGCACCGCAGCAGATAGGAGCAACACAAATCAGCACACCAACAGGCATTACCACATTTGGCAACCAGAGCAGTGTAAACACCGCAAACGCGTTACAAATGATGAGCGGACTACTTAGCAACCTCGCAAACGCTGGAAGTCAGGCGAGCGCCAAGAAATACAACAGCGCAGAAGCGGCAGCAGAACGGGCTTTCCAAAAGGAAATGCGCGGAACAGCCTATCAGGACACCGTGAAGGACATGATTGCAGCGGGCATCAATCCTATTCTGGCAGCGACCAACGGGGCAACAAGCGCACCATCGGGAGCATCTGCAAGCATTGGAAGCCAACATTATAACCAGCAGAGCGCACAGGCTGCAAGTGTAAGCGCTATGTACGAATACGGCAACAACACAGCAGAGCTGGCAGACAAATACTTACAGCTAGCAAAACAGGCCACCAGCGCAAAGCAAATTAAGAGTGCAAAAAGCTGGGAACAGGCAGCAAGCGAGCTGGCAACCTCAAGCGCAAAACAAGCACAGCAGTACAGCTACGCAGCTAACAAGTTAGGTTCAGGCCTTGCGAAAGCGGGAGAAAAAGCCAAAGACGCAGTAGAAAAGGC